ATTCTTTTTGAGAAAGCAATATCATCTTGGTGGTGTGGTCTCTGCGATGAGGCTAGAGATATGCTTCAAGATCTTCTTGACAACTATGATCTTGACGAAACTTACAGAGCAGCAGTTATCGACAACCTTAAGAGATTGACTAAAGATAATAATGTAGGTTTACCTAAGTTAAATTGGTATAATAAAAAAGATCATAAAAAACTTAGACATAATTTTAGAAACTCTAAAAATATAGAAAAGAACTATGCGGAATCTTATCAAGATATGTTTGTTCTTTCCATGTTAAATGGTAAAAAAAACGGAACCTACCTTGAAATTGGTGCAGGTAATTCTTTCTATGGAAACAATACTGCATTGATGGAAGTTAATTATGATTGGAAAGGTGTTGCGATTGATATTGATGAGAATTTTGTTAACGCACATAACAGTGAAAGAAAACATAATTGCGTTCTAAAAGATGCTCTTAAAATAAATTATGAGAGATTTTTATTAGGATTAGATATGCCAAATGACATTGATTATTTGCAGTTAGATTGCGATCCTCCAGAGGTAACTTATAAAATTCTTCTCAATATGCCATTTGAAACTCATAGGTTTGCTGTTATAACTTATGAACACGATTATTACTGCGATGAAACTAAATCTTTTAGAAATAAGTCTAGAAAATACCTTGAATCTTTTGGTTATAAATTAGTTGTAGATAATATATCTCCAGATGATGAAAGACCTTATGAAGATTGGTGGGTTCACCCAGATCTGGTCGATCAAAAGATCATAGATAAAATGCTTTGCGTTGACGGTAAAACTAAAAAAGCTGAAAAATACATGTTCAATTCTTTATAAAATTATGTCGATACCAGTTATTGGAGTTCCTGTTACTAATAGTACTTTTTGGGTAAGTCGTTTGCTAACTAGCATTGATTATCCTGTTGATGAAGTCTTTATTGTTAATAATAATGGTAGGGGAGAACTTGATGAAGATCTTGCAAAGTTAGCAAGTTTAAAGTATAAGTATATTAAAAAGGTAAAGGTTGCAAATTTACCTGGTAATCTTGGAGTCTCAGGTGCTTGGAATTTAATTATCAAGTGCTATGTTATGGCACCATATTGGATTATATGTAATGATGATGTTTCTTTTTGTCCAGGATTTTTGGAAGAGATGATGAATACTGCCAATTCAGATCCAATGATTGGAATGGTGCACGGAAACAAAGGAGATTATGGTGTAGGTAGTTGGGATTTATTTCTTATTAAAGAAAGTATTGTTAGACAATTTGGTTTGTTTGATGAAAATCTATATCCTGCATATTGTGAAGATGCTGATATGATTATGCGTTTCATACATCGTCCTATCAAAAAAGTAATAGAATTAGAAAGTCAGTATTATCATGGATTTGGAAAGAAAGATGAATACTATACTCATGGAAGTCAAACTAAAAAGACTGAACCAGAGTTGGCAGAGAAACTTGAAAGATCCAACGTGTTGAATATTGATTACTTAACTGAAAAATGGGGTGCAAATTGGAGAGTTCAAGGACCAACTTACCTACCGTGGGAAGGAGATTCAATGGAAACCAATCCAAACGGAGATGCAAGAAGAGTTTCGAGCACAACTTTTGATTTAGATTTTATACGTAGTAAACATTTAGGGTTCTAATGCTAAGTGATAGTTTTCTTACAGTTAATCCAGATTATAGAAAACATCAACGAGTAATTATAGTTGATAATTTCTATAAAGATCCTGATCAGGTCAGGAAGTTTGCTCTGGAACAAGATTATTATGACGATGAAGGTTACATCGGAAGAAGAACTCGCAAACAATTTTTCATACCAGGTTTAAAAGAAGCATTTGAAGATCTATTAGGAATAAAAATTACCAAATGGGAAGAGCATGGAATGAATGCTAGGTTCCAACATAACTGGGCAGGAGAAAAACTGGTATATCATTGTGATGAACAAGCATGGGCAGGTATGATATACTTGACACCAGATGCTCCTCCTGAGTGTGGAACAACCATGTTAAGACATAGAGCAACTAAGATTCATCATAATACTATGATTGATTGGGAGTCTGGACAAGGTAACGAAGTGTTTCCAGGTAGAACTTTCTTAGACAAAACACCATATGAAGTGGTTGATGTTGCAGGAAATGTCTATAACAGATTAGTTCTTTTCAGTGGTGGAAACATACACGCTGCTTCAGAATACTTTGGAGATTGTATGGAGAATTGTCGATTATGGCAAATGTTTTTCTTCGATTAAGAAGAGAACCTTAATTAAATAAATATAGTTTTAGGAACTAAAGATGAACGTAGCAGTTTTTTCCAAACCAAATTGTCCCTATTGTGATAAAGTAAAAAAGATATTTAAGTTGACAAAGATCAGTTATGCGGTATATAATTTAGATGAACATTTTAACAGAGATGCCTTTGTATCAGAATTTGGAGAAGGATCTACCTTTCCTCAAGTCATAGTCGATGGCAAAAAGATAGGGGGTTGCATTGATACTGTTAAATTTTTAAAGGAGAAGAAAATCGTTTAATGAATCAATTAAAATCAAGTAATGATCTTGAAATGAATCGTGGTTTTGAATTCCTGATAAAAGGAAATAAACCAAAACGTCACAAACCGATACATATTATTTTTAAAAGAGTTGGTTCTTTCTTCAAAAGAGAATTAAACATCTATTTTGAATTTTCTTTATCCATAAAGAAATCTAAACTAAATAAATCAAATACCTTAAAGGAGGTGCGTAAATGAATTTGAGCACTATTGATATAATACTGATATCCGTATTACCTATATCATTCGTACTTTTTTCATTAGGATCTATATTAGGTTGGCTAGTGAGAGATTATATGCTAAACTATCAAGAGATACCAAAACCACATCCTGAGATGTTTGATATGAATGGGAATTTAGTTCCCGATGAGGTAATTGCATTTAACTTTGAAAATTATGACAACAACGAAACCGAAGAAGACGACTAGAAAAGCAGCTCCTATCCCAGATCTCCCTGTAAATCCATTTTTATTTGAGGTTCTTGATGTTGTTGTAGCACAAAAAACAAAAGCAAGAAAGATTGAAGCATTAAGAAAATTTGGAGACAATGCTCTTAAGACCATCTTCATTTGGAATTTTGATGAAACTGTAATATCTACACTCCCGCCAGGCGATGTTCCATATGCTGCTGTGGATGAGCAGGATTCTTTCAGTGGAACTCTAAGTGAAAAGATTCGCGATGCTGTTGATAAGATGGATGAGTTAGGATCTAAGTCTTTAGGATCTCAAGATCAAGGAAAATCATCTATAAGAGCAGAGTTCAAAAGATTTTATAACTTTGTCAAAGGTGGTAATGATGCTCTTAGTTCTCTTCGTAAAGAGACTATGTTTATTAATATCCTTCAAGGATTACACCCACTAGAAGCAGAGATCGTAGTTCTAACAAAAGATAAGAAGTTACAAACTAAGTATAAAATAACTAAAGAGATAGTATCTGAAGCATTTCCAGATATTAGATGGGGAAATCGTTCTTAATTGAAATTTTTATTATGGCAGAAAAAGAAACTAAAACAAGTTTAAAAAAACCCGCTAAAAAAGCAGAGAAGAAACCAGAAATGAAACAAAATTGGTCTTCCAATGAAAAACAAACATCAAAAGATGTTTATGGTTGTGAAATTTTAGTGGACAATGGCACTATGGAAGAGGTGTCAAAAACAGAATACCCTAATGATGCTTCTATAATAAAGTATTATGTTGATGATAAAGTTTGTCTTGATTTAACTAGAGGTAGTCGTACTGCATTATTTGATATGTACTATGATAAGTTTAAGAAAGGTCTAAAAGAAATCAATTGGGGTAAAGGAACTATTAGTCCTAAAGTATGGGGATACAAAAGTTCTCAATCAAAAAAGAAAAAGTAAACCTAAATACAGTAGTACCAAAATTTACATGAGGAATCAACTAATTAAAGCACTTCTAGCACATGCACAAGGAGATATCCAAAAGCACGTAGCAAATGTTGAAGTATACTTATCTAATCCTGTAGGAATTGGAGAGCATTCTAATATCGTAGAGGCAATCGAAGAGGAATTGAATATGATTGCTAAGTATGAAGATCAGGTTGAAGTTATTAAAAAGTATTTCAAAAATGAAGGGCAAAACCAAAATTGACTTTTATTTACCAAAATAGTCGAAAAAAATTCCCGCCAAAATTTTGAACTCTAAAGATTTTATAAAATTGTAACACATATTACAAAAGTGCTTGCCTATATACTATGAATGTGTTAAAATAAACACATCGTTCATCCAAATGATTGAAGTAGCACTACTCGCAACACTTCTCTCTGAACATAATGCTTCCCACTGGGAAATGTCATGTGCGGAGTGGAACCGCAACAGAATTGAGATACTTAGCGATAAGAATCTAAACTCTGACGCACACGAGTACCTTATTGATTACCTTCGTACGAAAGTCGATGGTGAGTGCGATGCTTTCATCATAGGACGCAAGTAAGCCGACTCGGAACGGGTTCGTTCATCCTCATGTACAACATTTTAGCAAAATTAATATTACTTGGTGCTCCACTTAATTGTGCAGATGCCAATGAGTTGCTATCTTTAGTTAGACCCTTTGACCCTGAAAGGTTAGAGATGACTAGAGTAATTATTGCACATACTGATCCAGTATGTTTTGAGGACGCAAAAGCCGACTGAAGGAACGGATTTAAAAAGTCCAACTACTTTAGGAGCAAACCAAATGGCACAAGTCACATACCGTGGTGTCGTATATGACACTGACAGGAATAAAACAAAGCAGACTAACAAGGTCGATTTAACTTACCGTGGTGTAAGACAAGAAAAAGAACTTACAAGTCTTAAGTGATTGAAACATTAGAGATATGTATAGCATCTGCTATCTTTCTCACAATCATAACTGCTGAAGTTCAATTCCTGTATGGAAAATAAAACGAAGGGGTTGTACCCCTTCTTTTTTTGTGCTATACTATATAAAACACCACTCACATGGATAGAGAAAAACTAAAAGTCATGATTCGTAATTTAGAACTGATGATTGACAATATTAAGGCAGAGGTGTATTCTGATGTGAATGCATACAAAAATTCTGATGCATTTGCTCAACCTGCTGACTATGATGAACTCTACGACGATGACGATGGCTACACCGATTAGTCGTGCAAAACGACTAGTAAAATTGCTTGAGAGACTCTTAAGAAAGAGAGAACTTTTTGATGATGAGCAGTTTAAGTTAATTAAAGAACAATTAAAAGTTGCTAAAGAAGAATTAGCAGTTATTGAGGAAAAAACATCTAAAGGATTCAAGTAATGACCGTTAAATTGGTTAGCATCACCCCTGATGCAGAAAAAACAATGGCACATATTGCCAGAGTGTCTAATCCAAATAATCAAGATAATCCAAATTATGCAGGATTATTGAGATATTGTATTAAGCACAATCATTGGTCAGTTTTTGAGCAATCATCAATGACGTTGGAAATAGAGACGACTCGTGCGATTGCAGCACAAATATTAAGACATCGTTCTTTTACATTTCAAGAGTTTTCTCAAAGATATGCTCAAAGTAATGAATTAGGTAATATAGAACTACCAGACTTAAGAAAACAAGATTTAAAGAATCGTCAAAACTCAACAGATGATCTTGATCCTTTTGTAAGACAGAAATTAGAAGCACAAATGATTACATTGTTTAGTTCTTCTCAAGCACTGTATAATCAGATGATCGAAGAAGGAGTTGCAAAAGAA